TCAGCGCGTTGGCTGAACGCCATAAAATTTCTTGATGGGCAGTCCAAGACTCGAGGTACTCTCAACATCCCCATCGCCGAAAGTACCCTGGTAAAAACCTTTACCCAATAGTGAAGATGGAAACTCGGAAGGTTTTTCCATGATCGCCATAAAAAAATCTCTGGCTACGCAGTAACTTATAAAATCAGCCACTTCTAAAAGAAAGTGTGAGCCTGGACGCACAAAAGACGGCTCAAGGACAGCCGAACCCGAAGAAAGCCAACAGAATAAACGTGTGTACTGCAAACCCAAAAATCGCTCCGAAGCCCATCCTTCAATTTTATCTCCGAGGCTAGTATCTTGAATATTATCGAAGATCCACCTAACACTTTTATCTTGCCTTCTAAGCTCCACTAGAGTGCCCAATATAGACTCAGAAAATAATGTTTCCTTCTGATGCTTTAAAAGCGATTGCCTCTGACCTTTTTCCTCGGGATCTACAAAACAACTTGAAAAATTAAAAGACACTAAATGAGGGCGAGCCTCCCTCACCACTTTAGCAAATCGCTTTGCGTATTCTATTTTTTCTTTTTTAGAGGAAAGATTAAATTGATTGGACTCAGGTTTACTGTCCCAAATCCTGGTGAAATGATGTGCCCAAGACTCCGGATCATCATTTGGTCGGATCAGCCTCTTAAGATTCATAACCTGTTTGCGCACTCGATCATGTTTGGAAGCATGCAAACCAACAAGGGTAATGCAGTAAAAATTTAGTGGCCTCGAAGAGTATTTAATTGCAGGCTGGGTGATATATCTACCTGCCTCATCCCCATACAACGACCAGCGATTGTGGTTTGGCAAAACAGGGATCTTGACCTCAAAAACTTTATTACAAACTAATGATGAACAAGTTAGGGGAAAGCTGACAGGAGCCCAGTAACAATTTCCATCATTAGATTTTATGGGAAATTTAGGAAACTGCAATTTTTCAAGCCAAGGTATTTCAGTCTCACAATTACAAAATGGACAAACTTTTTTCAACCCGATTAGTTCTTCAGGTATTAGCCCAGGATGTGATCTGTGCGGTCGTTTACTAATATTTTTCATTAAAAGTTAATACCTTGGAACGAATAGCGCAATAATACACAGTCAGTTCACGAACACCCTAGAATTTAATTCAAGTGTATGGCTGCCCTACACTGCGCAGTCACTTCATCGGCTTTTCGTGCGAGCTGTCGAAGATCCGCTTCAACTCGTTCTGGAAGTACAACGGTTGGGGCAGTTCCTTTTGCAATGCTGGGTTCATCTGGGGAGCCGGTGGGCACGGGATCTGGATCACAGACTGACCGGGGGAGGCGCAGGCGGTCAGTGCGAGTAAGCTCACGGTACCGGCTGTCGACTTTAGCCATTTCGGTAAGGTATACATCAATCACCTCTTTATCTCGTTTGCGTTGGGCCACGATCTTGGCCTGGTAGTTTTCAAAGGCCTTGGCCAACTGGGTGGTGTGTTGCTCCTGCAGCTCCAACTTTTCCTTAGCAGCGGCACCATCTTCCACTTTCACGCCGGCGTAAAAACCCAGCAGCAAAAGCGCAACGGGTATGGCCATGAACACCACGGCCGTGAACGAGCTGGGCAGCTTCATGATGTGACCACCTCAGCAGGTTCAGGTAAGGGCATGGGTTTTAAGCACAGCGACCGCTCAGCCTCTCGACGGTTGGCCAAGCCCTGAACCCGTTTCCCGCCTGCATAGACCCAGCGGCGAAGCTCATTGCAAGCCCCGGTGTAATCGCCCTGGTTCAGCTTTCGAACCAGTGTGCTGCCACAGTAAGCACCCACCCCCACGTTGTAGGTGAAGGAAACCATCGCATCGTACTGGTTCTGGTTGAGCGGCACTTTGGTGCACTTGAGCACACCCTGACCGTGTTGGGTCAGTTCCTGCACCAGCAGCTGATCGCACTCGGCCTTGGTGTACACCTTGCCAGGCACAATGCCGGGGCCTGTGTAACCCTGACACACGGTGAGCACTCCAACAATGTCGCGGTAAGGCACATACTCAGTGCCCTCCCACATGGCCACGGTGCCCACCAGCGTGGCCGAGGCAGCTAACACCGCCCCACCCGCCTTCTGTTTGAAAGTCAGCGACTTTTTCATTTGTCGGAAATCGCTTCAGTGGTGATGGCACGCAGCACCAGGAATGCGCCACCCAAAGCAGTGACAATTAAGCCAACGTTTTCACCACCCAAGGTGGTCACAAACGCTTTGGTTTGATACTCCACCACGCCAAGAATCATGGTGAACACAGCAGCCTTCACCGTGCGCGAGCGCCAGTACTTCTTCAAGGTATCAATCATTTTGATTGCTCCATAAAAAAAGGCCCCGAAGGGCCTTTACTTGGTTTTGCTGCGGCGTGCAGCGTTGGGTTTTGGTAGTTGGGGCGATGCAGGCGGCTTTGTTGCAGCTGGCTGATCAGCTCCGCTTGGTGCATTTTTCTTTTGGTTCTTGGCAGCTTCTCGAGCTTGGTCTTGAGCTTGAATCTGACCGGTGATTTTGGCGTAAATTGGCTGGGTCACCACCATAGGTTGCGGTACGGTGGCAATCATATCGACCAAAAACTGTACTTCCCGAGGCTCAAGGCCGCCGAGTGTGTACGTGATTTTTTCTGGCATTGCTTCGTTTTGAGCTTGAGTCATTTCGCGGTTTCCTTTTCAGGGTTGAGGGAATGGGTACTGCTGTGGATAAAACAGGTTTGAGTCAGGCTGAAGCTGACTCCAATGCGGCCACACGGGCAATAATTTGCTGAATCAAATCGTCAGCCTGAACCTTGGCTGCCTCAAGGCTTTCAATGCGCTGCTGGCATTCTTGAGTGGTGCGGTGATACTGCATGGACACAACTGAGTACTTTACCGACTTGGTGAATTCGCCGTTTGGCTCCCACTCTGTGTACTCCTCATCGACCATCACCTCGTCGTAGATCACTTCACCAGTCTCTTCATCGACCACGGGGCTTTCGTTTTCATCGAGACGAACGATCTGCACTGGCACTTGGCGAACTTTGGTCACCTCAACAAGATCAGGAGACTCATCTACAACACCCGGGGAAATGGCTGCTGCTTCTTCCGCATTGAGGCCAAGCATTTTGAAAGTGTGCTCTGTATCCGATTTCAGGTAGTACTCAATCCAGTTGTACTGCTTGGTTTTTTCCCAAGTTGAGGATTTGGGACCAATGATGTCTTTGAGCTTGGGGTCAGAAATCGCACCGTAGCTGTTGTTGGTGTTCTGTACGTTGCCGTTGGCAAGGACTTGGTAAACCACAGTGGTATTGTTGCTAGTACCTCGAAACAACTGCCCCGCTGCTGCAGTTGGTAAGTCTGCGACATAGCAATATGACCCAACTGCTGTGGATGTGGAACTTGATACAACGACTGGTGCCGCCGCATTGTTTAAAAAGAGATGCTGTGCTGCTGTACTGAGATCCGTAGCATTATTTCCAATATAGCTGCCGGTGTTCGATGCTTTAACGTAGCCCGCTGAACTGATTCGCGCGCGTTCAATGCTGTTGTTGATAAATTCCAATGTTGGCGCCGGCCCGGCGTTATTCCTACTAATAATTGAAGCTGTGTTTGTTGCGCCGATAAAAAACCGCAATCCAATATTTGAAGCCGAGTTACCACCCTGATCGTTGTAAAAATCAACATTGGTACTTCCGGCAACGGAACCAGTAAACCTTGCTATAGCTGTTGCAGCGCCCCCATTAACTACCAATCGACCACCGGCATCAGTCGTAGTACCGACCAGCAAATTCCCGCCTTGCGTGACCATCATTGCTTGAGTAAACGTAATCGGGTTTCCTGCTGTGCCGGAGGGAGCATTGAACCACCTATGGGCACCTCCAAATTGCTGATAAGCGGTTGCGAAAGTGGAGTTGATGTAGACTCCGTTGCTAGCTGTACCGGCAGGGTCGCCCGAAAAATACAAGTTGTCACTTAGATATACACCGCTGCCTCCCGTTCTCCCAGAAAGGGATGCAACATTAGCCACCTGAACCGCTCTAACCAAACCACTCCAGGCATTCGGATTCACCCCAAAGCCTATGTGGCCTACTGTATCTTTTACTAGTTGCCCACTCCCAATATTGATCACCCCAGTCCCACCTGTGAGGGTTCCCTGATATTGCAGAGCTCCCGTCACAATCAAACTGTTAACGGTCCCGCCATTCACGCTAGCGGTTTGCCATGTAGTGCCATTCCACACCCGGGTCTCTAAGGCTGCGGTATTGAAGTACATCGCCCCAACCAACAGCGCATTCCCGTCATTGTCAACGGTCGGGTTGGACGCCTTCGGGCCCAGGTAGCGATCATCAAACTGGTCATACAGCGTGGCTGCCGAGGCAGCACTGCTTGCTGCGCTCGATGCGCTGGAGGAGGCTGCAGATGCACTGCCAGCAGCGGCACTCGCACTTGCCGCAGCGTTACTCACTTGCCCAACCACAAACCCGGCCACTGCAACGGTTTGCTGCAGAGTTGGAACAAAGCGGGTCAGGTAGCCGCCGTTACGCAGGCCCGTGGTTGGGTCTGTGTCATCAGACACCACCAAGCCACTGCCGCCCAGTTCAATCGGGAAGGTTACAGTTGCCATTAAATTTGCTCCTTGATTTCAAAGGCTGTTGCTGTTTTGTCGAAGTACGGCACTTCAATGGGAGAGAGCTGGCGAAGACGGCCGAGAAATGACCGGCGCAGCACATTGATTACGTCGTCTTGGTCCCACATGTAGAACACATCACGCGTGGTCAGTTGCTTGCGCATCAAGTCAAACGCTACCTGCCAACCTTCAGCGTCTTCCATATACGGCAGGCTGAAGCGCGCAACGCGGGGGGCTGGTCGTTCTTCAAAAAACTCAGCGCCACCAATCGATTCATCAATCAAATCGCGCGGCTCGTAACCCATTGATGCACCGGTGTCCATGTTGATCACGGGTGTCCAGGCGGGCCCAATGAACAAACGACCAGCTTGCAAGTACTCTGCAGGGTTGCCACTGTCCATTACATCCAGCTTCCAGTAGCGATCTGTAATTTGCTGATCAAGCACCAATACCAATGTGGCTGCTAGACCCTCTCGCTCTTCAGCACTTATGGTCAAATCCCAAAAATTGCCGCTGTCCCAGTCTTCAGACACCTCACTGAACAGCACACGAAATACTTCCTGCTCGCCCGAGTCATATTGCAAACTGGTCAGGCCTGCATCGCTGTACATGCGAAACCGAAAGCGGGCTCCAGTGGTGAAGTTGTGATTTACCAAGGCCACCAGCTTCACTGGCCTAAGCTTGCCGAAATCACCAATCACCGAGAAGGAACCATCTGCCGCATTTGTGGTTCGGGCAAATCTTTTAACTCGCCGATTTTGAAGGTTGGCCAATGGTAATGAGGCAGACCAACTGCCACCGCTCAGCGTGCATTCGTCGCCACGGTTTGGATAAGCCAATATGCAATTACCCACATCAACCCCACAAAGTTAAAGAAGCGCGATTCACCTGGGCGTCAAGCTCCAGGCCAATCACCACAAAATTTTTCGGGTTCAGGCCAAACCGGTAATAATCCACAGCCAAGGTCACACCAATATCAAGCTGATTGATTAAGCCCTCATCCAGTCGAACGCGCACATCAAACACCTCGCGTCGCACGCTGTACAAAGCCAACAATCGGTCGGCCTCATCTTCTGCATCGGTGGAATCAATCAGGTGGGTGGTACGGTTCAGTTCCGGCGCCAGTTTGTGCTTATTCAACACGCTCAGGTCTTCGGCAACCACCTTGCGGTATTCAAGCTGCAGCTCAGCCAACCTGCTTTCTGCAACACTGGCCGCCAGCGTGCTTTGGTCTTGCAGGGTGTAGTTGCGCTGATAATCCAGATTCACGCGGTACACAGGAATGCCCTGCTCGGTATCACGGCTAGTCACCTTTTCGATTTCAAGAATGTTCACTTCATCCAGCGTGGCAATGGGCGTGCCAGGTGCCTCCAGTCGCCCTACCCTGAATTTGCCAAAACGGTCAAAACCGTAATAACCACCTACCGAAGCTGCAATCTCATCCATGCATTCAGTGCCAGGTCTATCTGCATCAATGAACAGCTCACACTCAGCTGAATTTACAAAGTCCAGCGCATCAATCGACACATCATCAATATCGCCAACATCAATATTCAGTTGCAGGGCCATGCGCCTTAATATTTGCCCTGCAGTGTTATCCGCAGCCGTAGCAATTTCCACGGCATCGCAAGTAAGCACCCCCACAGGCCTTGACCCCAAACGGAAGTAGCCACCAAAGCGGCGATACTGCCCGGCACTGGGTGGCGTGCTCAGCATGGTGGCTTCGTCGGGGTAGTCCGCGCCTTGCGCCAATGCCACGCCTTGGTCGTACACATCGGGAATACTGGCAATCGTGTTGCTGGCCACCTGATAAATAAACAGGGTTGGGTTTACAGTTACCGGGATCACGTTGAACACCTTGCCGTACACCAAGGGCTTCACGCGCCCTTTAATGTCCAGCCCATTGCCTTCAAGCCCACCTGTGCCCGCGTAGCGAACTGTTTGAATCGGCTCACGCAACTCTGCTTGCCTGTCGCGTACACGAATGGTCAGGTCTCGCTGGGTCACCTCAACCGAATCCATGGTGCCCACCAAAGCCTCAACAAAAGCGCTGTAAGGGTCGGTGTCTTCCCCCACCAGCAAGCGCAGCTGCTGCCCATCAAACCCATAATCGGCCAGTTCATCCAGTTCACCGTCTTGATTGGCCAATACCAACTCACCAATTCCCACCTGGCTTTCGCCATAGGTGGTACCGGGCCTGAACATATCGCGGCGCACCAAGGCGGGTTGCTTTAACCGTGCTTCATAGTGCGCATTCGCAGGCGTTTCCGATGGCTTTGTGGTGTATCCCTTGTCGGAATACCTCAACACCTCCGTGGTACCCAGCGCATCCACCTTGGCCGTTATTTCAACCAGGTAGACCCTCACTTCACGGCCTCAAGACTCAGCTTTTTGCGCAGCATGCGGTTTTCATCAATCAGCATGTCGATCTGCTTGCTTTGCTGCATCATGCCGGCAGTCAGCACACGCACCTGGGCGGCAGTGTCGCGAGCAATCATATCGAGGCGCTCCTCAATACCGCGCGTATCGAATGGACGGAACATGTCATTCAGGCGATTGTTGGGAATAATGCGGCTGGCACCCGTCAATTCAATTTCAGGGCCCCGCTCGCCCACCATGCGAATACCACCACCAAACATGCCGCCGTTGGCAAAGCCCGGAATGGGATTGCCTTGGATGGCCGCAAGCACTGCTTCAAGGCGAGTACTGGTGGCCATTTTGCTTTCATTGATTGCAGCAACAATCAGCGCTTCCGCACTTTTGGTGTTGGCCTCAATCAATTCCAGTGTGGTGTCGATGGTGTCAAGCAGGCCCAGCGATTCCATCTGGTAATTTTTGGGCTGCAGGCTTTCCAATCGATCGGCAACAGTGAGCGCCTGGCTCAGAATTGCTTCCTTGATCGCCTGGAACTGCGGGCCGCTGGCGTACACCTCGGCAGCCTTCTGCAAGATTGGATCGATCAAGCTGGTAATGGTGTTTCCATAACCAGCAAGGCTTTCACCACTTGCGCCCTGTGCTGAGGCAAACGCCTGCGCAAAATCAGCCTGCAGGCTTTGCAACTGCTGAACAGCGTTCATGTCGCCAAATCGAACCTGGTCAACTGCACCTCGCAGCCCACTGGCACTGCTGCCCATTAACTGGGCCAAACGCTCTTGCGCTTCGTAGTACTTCACCGTTTCTTCACGCAGGCGTGAAAGTCGGGTTACCGCCTTGCCAGCATCAACCACAAATTCTGAAATTTGGTCAGCAAACGCTTCCTGAGCTTTCACCCGCTCCATTTCGGCTTTCGCCTCAGTGTCTGCAGCCAACTTCACAAGCCGGTCGATATCACCTTGCGCTGTTGTAGGGTTTGCTTCCAACGCCTTGCGGTAATCGTTGATTGTCTTGGCAGCAGCAGCGCCCAAAGCATTGGAACCATTTGCACCACCGATCAATACCCTATCGACAATGTTCACTACATCGCTTGTGTAGCGAACGTTGTAATCACGAACAAACTTCACAAGGCCATTTTCAAGCTCTTCAAGCCGGTTATTGAACTTGGCACCGCCTTGTGGAAGGTTCAGCAAGTACCCGCCTTGATAACTACGAACTTCCTGATTTTTCATGTCAAACGCAGCACGCGCATTGGTCGACTTCAACAACAAGTCGGCCTGCTTCTGGGCGATGGCACTTAGCTCGGCATTGCGCATGGCCTGTTTGGCCTGCGCCTGGGCGGCGAAGTTGTCTGCTTGCCCGGCCAACGAATCTGCCAAGGTGTAATCCAATGTGGGCAAAGCCCCCAAAGCCGACGCCTGCGCAATCTCAGCCCGAATTTGCGCCGCAGTCATTACACCCGGGCCGGTACCGCTGATGGTGGCGCGAGCATTGCTCACAGCCAAGCGCTCAGACTCAATGCCGGCGAACAATTCTTGGGTCTTGGCCAGCACAGCCCCCAGCATTTCAACTTCAGCCTGGTAGCGCTGGAAGATCAAATCCGACAATTGGCTTTCCAGGGCAATCCGCTGGCTGGGGTCGGTGGTCGATGCCAACTGATTGTTCAGCGCCACCATTTGGTTGGCCACCTGCTGCAGCGTGGTTTGTGTCTGCCCGCCCAGAATTGCAAGGTACTGCTCAGTCTTGGTTCTTGTGTTGTCGAATGCCGCTTGCAGCTGGTCTTGCGCATTCACCAACTGGGCAAACTGCTCAGCCAAGTCCAACAGGCCAAGGTAAGTGTTGCGGCCAGAATCGGTGGTGCGGTCTTGCGCCAGAATCAACGCCTTGAACTGGTCGATGTTGCTGGGCATTTGTTGGCCAAGCTGCAGAAACTGGGTGTTCAAGTTCCTTTGCGCAGCCGCCAGCTTTTCTGTGTCGGTACCGAATAACGCTGTGAAACGAGCCTGTGCCTCGATCAATTTGTTGGCGGTTTCAAGCACCGCCTCCAATTCTTTAATGCTGGCAGTGGCCACATTTACTGAGGCAAACAAGCTGCGGAATTCAACATCCAAATTGCTGTTGGCCAAGGCTGCTACCAGGTTACGCTTGGCGTAATCCTCAAGCGCAGCCTGCAGTTCTTCGCTGCTGCGGCCAATGCCACCACGGCCCAGCGCTGCGACCAACTGGCCATCGATGTAAGTGCTGAAGTACGCATCGCTTGGGCTGTCGCCGCCCACATCGGTTTTCACACGAATGTAGCTGGCAATATCGTTCGGTAAGCCACCAAGAGTTTCAACAATTTGGCGGTACTGGGCTTCAAAGGCTTGGCCGAAGGTGGCAATGGTGCCGTCATAATCCGCTTCGCCACGGAAGCGGGCCTCAGTGCCCACGTTCATGCCAGTGCGGGTGTCGAAGGTACCGAATGCGTTGCGACCGCCACCACCACCGAAGCCAAAAACCTTGTCAACAAAGCCACCAACAATGTTGCCCAAAGTTGCGCCAATAGTGCCACCCAGCGCGTAACCCACGCCGGTACCAATTGCGGTCACGTAGCGGCCATCCTTCAAAGCATCGAAGGCCGACAAGGCGGTGAAGGCCACACCAGCCGCTTGGCTCAACTGGCCGAGCGTCTCTGCGTTGTTGAAAACCGAGGTGCCGAAATCGCGAAGGAAACCGCCCTGAGCAGCCAGATCAAACCCAAAGTCGCTGATCAAGCTGGTGAACTCTGCGGCTGAGTTTGCAGTCAACAGGCTTGCGCCCTCGGTCAGCGCGGAATATGCCGATTTGATTGCGCCTACCGGGTCCGAAAGGAAACTGTTACCCGCCCCACCAAGGCCACCAAACCCGCCCATTTCAGCTGCGTTGGCCGTACCGGCACCAGCCACACCCAAAAACCCACCAATGCCGCTGGTGATGTACTGCACCGGGATTTTGACCAACAGTGATTTGGCGTAGTTTTTCAGGTAATCAAAGAAGCTTTCAACCAAGCCCTTGCCGTTGTCGAAACCGCGAATCAGCGCATCGGTCAGGCCGGTGGATATGTCCGCGAAAATCTTGTTGAACGATTCCTGAACAGTGGCCGCTTGGTCGACCACAGCCTTCTTGTCGTAGTAGCCTTCTTTGGCGGCTTTCAGGTCGCGCAGCGCATTGATTTCTTCTTGATAAGCCGCGAGCAGTTGCGCATTACCGCCATCGAGCATTGCCCTTGCTGAGGCCTGCTGCACGGTTGCAATTTGATCATCAAGCTTAGCCAGCTCAAGGCGGCGAAGCTCTTTTTCGTTGGCACCGTAGGCGAATGTCTGTTCACGCACCTGACGTACTTGCTCACGAATGGATTCAGCGTTTTCAAACTGCTGTGCAATGTTTTGTCGTGACAGCGTTTCGGCCTCCATCAACGCGTCATTCATTGCTTTTTGCTTCTTTGCCAATTCGTCTAAGGCATTTATCTGCTCCTTCGTAAGCTTTATTACCTTACCAGCAGGTTTATCTGAATTTTTCCAACTTTCTTCAAGAACTTTAAGTTCTTGAGCTATATCTTCCCAAGCTGATGAATCAGCAACAGCCTCAATTTCTCGCCGCGTACCCGCGATATTGGCCTGGACTGCTGCCAGCTGGTCTCCGAGATTCTTACCTCCAGTAAAACCAACAAAATCAGCACCGTTCTCAGCAATCTTTGCTTGCAACTCAGCTTGCGTTTGCAAAAGTCGATTCAATCGTTCCATGGGCTGCTGTGCTTTTTTACTGGCACTATCGATGTAACCAATCGCAGCTGCAGCAGCCACAATAGTCGCAACAATTGGCCCAAAAGTTAAAAGCGCGGGAAGGAGTCTGGTTGTTGCAGTTGTTGCAACCACATTCATTATTGAATTCAACGCAAGGAAACCACCAACCACAGCCCCGCCAGCAAAGAATGGCTCCAGCACTGGCATGATTGTTCCAATTTGCTTGATTGATTCCGCAACGCTGGTAATGCCGCCTGCTACAGCACTCGATGCACCATAGGTGTTGTCCAACTCACCCACCGTTTGCATTAATGCATCTTTAAATACCTGAGTAGAACCAGAAATAGTCACAAAGCCCTGAGCTTGATCGCGCAGCTGAGCAAGCAAACGATCATCGCCAAATGCCTGGGTAAGCACTTCGGTGGTCAATTTACCCTCGGCAGCCATTTCCTTTAACGCGCCAGTGGGTACGCCAAGCGATTCTGCCAATGCACGCAACAAGTTGGGAGCCGATTCGCTAATGGCACGAAATTCCTCACCAGCCAGTCGGCCTGAGCCAAATGCCTGGGCAAGCTGCAACATGGCTGATGCTGACTCCGCTGCGTTAGCTCCCTGCACCTTCAAGGCCAGCGAAACGACTTCAGCAACATCGCCGGTTTCCGCTTGCAGCTCTTTGTTGTCCCGCAACGAATTGTTTAAACGTGAATACAAAGTTCCAACTGCTGATAGCGAACCTTGACTACGCTCAGCAATTTCAATTGATCGCTGATAAGCCTGACGGTATGCGCTTTGGGTGTCAGTCGCCAATTCCAACTGAGCAGTGAATTTTGTGTACTCATCGGTCATTTGTCCCACAGCTCGTATCGTTTGAACCGACACAAAGCCAGAGGCAATTCCACTTACCACATTCATTGCGCGCTGAACACGGCGCTCAATCTGCGCCATACCACGGTCAACAGTCGAACGTAACTGGTTTACATCCCTTTGCAACCGAACTACATCGGCGGCCATTTTGATTTGCAACTCAGCAACAGTGGTCATTTACGCTTACTCGCCTTTATCAAAGCCTTAAACTCAACTCGCAATTTGCGGCTGAGCCAGCCTCGATCAAAAATCAGGGTTGGACTTCCATACGGTGCGGGACAGTCTTTTTCACGCCCAGCCACTAGCTGGTTGCAGTAGTCTCTCGACGCTCGAAGCAAAACCTTGAACTCCCATGGGTTCAATGGTGTTGCTGACATTTCAGACCACGCTTTTACTTCTGTAGGGGAAAACGCTGTTGGCCCATCCATAGAGCGACCAGATTGGCCAAGTTCGTCCCAAATACATATCAGGTATTTTTCTTGGCCAATTGGTGGCATCAGTGGCTTCCCACCCAGGTCAATAATGTTTTGACCCCGGGTCTTACCCTTTAGGTGCTCTGGGCAGGAGTGAAACCAGGCAACTTGCCTGGCATACAACCTTATTGCGTCTTCCCGCCCTTGAAAAAATTTTCAAGCTTCTGTAAACCAGTTCGTGCCTGGTTAGCCATGTAAAGCAATCTGCGAGTGCTGTACACGCCCTTTGGCCCACCAGGGAAGGGGAAGTTATGAATTTCCTTTGTCACATCAACCAAAAATTGAAGGTTGGCTGCCTCTTCTGCCTCGGCTTGCAGATCAGGATCAGGTTTGTCCTGAACCTGCATTGACTTCAAGTAGGTTTCACTGGCAAAACGATTTAGCTTTGCAGATGCGCGTGCATGCTGCTCTGTGGCTGGTCCAAACAATTCAATTCGAACCGGTTTGCCTTTAAAAACCATGGGGGTCTTTTTACCATCCGGCAAGTGAATATCGATCATGGCAGTTTCTTCTAGGTAGAACTGCTCAAAATCATCCACCTGTAGTTCAGTGTTGCTTGGTACATCCAATTTTTCTTTACTCATCACTTTTTCCTTCGCGGTTAAAATGCCCGTGCCCCGCGCTGCCCCACCGCGAAAGTGGGGTCAAGCGCAGGGTCGGTGCCGGGTTGCCATTACTGGCGAAAGTTAAAATCAGGCTGCAGGAATTTCTACGATGCCTACACCACCAGCGGTGGTGGTTAGGGACAACATGCAACTTGCATTAGTCATGGAATCCACATTGGAAAGAACCGTCTTGAATGACATCACCTTGGCTGCAAAACAATACGCATCGCCGTTTTGCAAAGTCACTTGAAAGTACGCATCGTCATCCAAGTTCAAAGCGGTTTTCATGTCAATCTGGCCAAGGTCTTCGTTATCCAGGGCCATTTGCAAACTCATTTGCCCTTCGTTGAATGAACCTTTGAACTTTTGAGTTCCACGTGTGGCCACTGGGTTATGAGTAACCTCGTTGTACTCTCGGCCAAATTCACCAAAATCAGTGATTTCACCCACCACTGGTTTGGCAGGAGGGCCATCGAACAATGTGCCGTAGCCAGCGGCATCAAATGTTGCTGGCGCTACCAGCGAAATTTGCAGAGTAGCCCCTGCGGTGGTCTGTTTACCCATGATTGCTTCCTCTCAGAAAATAAAAAACCCGCAGGGCGCGGGCATAAAAAAAGCCACCCGAAGGTGGCTGAATGCTTGAAGAAAAAACCTACTCGTAATACCAAACTATGTAATCAATGGGCTGGGTGTAAATAGATGCATCATCGAGGTCCGGTTCTATCGGGCCAACGTTATCCAGTCGCGAACTTACCACCTTGTTTTGCCCAACCATCACTTGGTGCTTAAAGTCCATCAACTGCCTTATGGCAGCAGCAATCAATTCAACGTCTGTAATTTTCAACGCCATGGGATTGAACTGCACCCGGAACCTCGCCAACTGCGGCCCATTTTTGTAATCCACATTGGGCTGTGGTTTACCAGTGATAATTTGATAAACCAGCGCTGGGTAAGTCGAACCCTGCTTTAATCTGCCCAATGCCTTACGTGAACCGACGATGTCAGTAATGCTGGAATCTTGTAACCAAGTGGCAATGAGGCGTTGAGGGGTCATATTTTTTTCACCTTCATGGCTTCTTTTTCTATGCGCAACTTCAGGTAATCACGAACAGCAAACAATGCTTGTTCCATGCCGCTATCGGCAGCTGGCCGCATGTATGGGGCAGGTTTTACCCCAGGGTGAATTATTGCCGTAAAGCTTCGCTCACCCATCTTTAATGCCTTTTTGCGGCGTGCTCGAATTTTGTAAGGTGCGCCCACAGTACTACCTGAACCCTGGTAATAGCTTGCTGTGCCGTATTCAACCCAGTGGGCGTAATAAGCAAACCGGTCACCTGCGGTAAGTACCGCGCTTGCAACGCCATTTTTGCCACTCGTTTTAATTTTCAAGCTTCGACGTAGATCGTCCATCACCGGTGAAATATTGGCCAAGGCCAGTTGCTGAAAAACCTTTTGGCCAGCACGCAACCCACCGCGCAAAATATTGCGCTCTATGTTGGCGGGCAGTTGCTGAAGCATTTTATTCAGCTCGGCCAAGCCAGCGATTTTTACCTCACTTGCCATCAACGGAACCCTCAACACACGCCAGAATCAGAAATCTGTGAGCCTCTTCGTGATCACGGCAACCAACAATGTTGAATATTCGGCTTCCGTATTTAACCCTCATTGCTGCCACCACCTTGGGGTCGCTCAAGCTGGCGCGGTAACGAATCGCAATCGTGTGCGTCACATTGCCTGTCATTGCCATAGCCTGAACCTGCTCGCGAACATTAACTGGCTTTACATTTGCCCACACCCTGCAAAACAACGACCAATCACCAGTGTCCTGCCCGTAAATGTCTTCAGCTTCACTCAGCGATTCGATACTTATTCGCCTATCAAGGCGCCCAATTTCTATCATCACAATCTCATGTTGATTCTGTGGGGCGTCATCAAGAAAACCGAGCCCATTGGTAACTCCAATTGACCGCCCGATCTTGCTGTGTGAATCACATCCTGTCGGTTTTCATACAAGTGCCCAATGATCAAAAGCATCGCTTGCTTCAGCGTTTTAGGAATTGGAATGACATCATCAAACCCGGCATCAAATAGCACAGTGACCGCATTTTCTTGGCTTTTGGTTTTTGGCCAACTGCCCACGGCTGGATACAACCGTGCAGGCCTGCTCACGTTGTCCAAGCGATACTGCCCACTGCTTAGAAGCTGAATGTCACCGTTTTCATCCACATAGCTCACTTCAGTTATTGCCGTAACTGGCCACACCTGAAGGTCAATATAGGAGCAGGGAAACTCATCCAGAGAAAAGCTGTGATCACGGTTAACCAAGCTCAACCCGGTAAAGTTTTCGGCATGCTCACGCGCCGCCGATATCAACACACTCACCAAGGCATCGTCTGGGTGCAACGCTTGTTCGCCCTCAAGCTCTGCATCCAGTTTTAAATGCAAGCGTGCCAAGCTCAGGGTCAAAGGTTCTTGACCCTCTGTTGGCTCAAGCTTCAAAACATGCTTGGCCATGTTTTTATAACTCAGGGTCTGGGTTTACTGGTGGAGTTTCAGGCTTTTCTTCCTTGCCTTTCGATTCGCTCTTACCCGCCTGCTTAGCCCATTTTTCCTGCGTGGCCACTTTAATCAAGTCTTCGTCTTCGGTTTCGATTACCTGGTCTTTTGAAAACTCTTCAATTCGCACACCAGCATGCGCCCAAGAAAAACCTTTCAGTGCAACAAGCTTCATGATTTACTCCAATAAAAAAGGCCCCACTTAAGGGGCCTTTGTTAAACATCAAATTAAGCTGCTGCAATTTTTAACAGCTTGATTGCCTGGGTGTTACGCAGTTTTCCACCTACGCGCTTGCGCACATAGAATTTCACAAAACCAGGCGCAGTGATCTCGTCGCGTGTAATGCGCATGCCAACACGGTCGGCGATCAAGTAACCCTCACGGAAGTCACCAAACGCCAAGGGGAAAGAATTGGCAGCCACGGCTGGCATGTCTTCAGCTTCGGTAATTGGGTAGCCCATGAAAGTAGGAGGCTGGCCAGCAGCTACAGCGGGTTGCCACAGGTAATGCCCATCAACTGTTTTGTACTTGCGCAAGGTTGCCAACACCAGCTTGTTGGTTACCCAACGCGCATTATTGCGGTAGCGGGCACGCAGGCTGTAAACCAGGTCATAGAACAAATCGGGATCGGTTGGCATTGCTGCAGCTTGAGCAGAAGCAACATACTGCAAAGTGCCAAAAGCACGCGCAGCGTCAGCTGTTGCCACTGGCGCAGGGCCAGCCAAGAAGCCTGTGGGCTTTTTAGTACCATCCCCAGCAACAAAGGCTGCACCCTCACCTTGGGTGATGGCTTCAACAGCGGACATGATCAACCAGTTTTCAACATCGAAGAACAAATCATCAAGCGATTCTTCAGAAGCTTGAGGCTTTGCGCTGGCCATACCAAAGGTAGGGGCAACTTCAGCCAGGTCAGGTGTATTGGTTTGATTTCGGGTATCGGTCTCACCCACCCACTCAAACCCAGATCCGTTCACATCAAACAATTCTTTGTAGTCCGGGCTACCCACTGTGCGCACAGTTGCAATCTGACGAATTGGGCTGATATCAACAGACAAACGCGCAATTTGCCGCTCAATTACTTCAGGCAATGCAAAACCACCGGCAGAACCTGTGCCAGTTACGGTTTGTGCAGCACGTGTTTCCCAGCCATCATCGCCACCAAAGGCAGCATCCTGAACCTTCTTCAATTCCTTGGAACGCTGCTGCAAAGCCATGCGGCGCTCGGGGTCAGAGGGGTTACGCATCCAGCTCATGAATGCATTGCGATATTCAGCAGCTTCGCGGCTTTCACCGTCTTGTTTCTTGCCGTCCATGGCACCAGGACGTGCCAGTTTAAGCTCAACTTTTTCCAGTCGGCCTTTGGCCTCATTCAAGCCGTCAATTACGGCATCAATTTTGGCCAACTTCGCATCCAGATCTTCGGTACCTTTACCAGCCTTCACGGCTTCAAGGCGAGCATCGTTTGTTTTCTTGTATTCCTCAAAGGCATTGGCAATTTTGTCCAATGCTTCGCCAACAGACTTAATTGAGGGTTCATCACGCTTTTCGTACGCACCAGCCACAAGTTGAGCTTTTGCAGCGAACGCAGCCATGTGCAAGGCCATGACGGCCATAATCGAATTTTTCATCATAGTTTCCTTAGTTTTTGAGAAGATTGATCAGCCGGTCAGCTGACTTCATTACCGTTGGAATTGATTCAGCAGACTCTCTCCGCGATTCACCCATACGCATCACGCGCGACACAAAAGCTGTCGCATCTTGTTTGCTAAACCCGGCATCACGCAGGATTCGCTCAGCACCCTTTGGAGTCGCCAGATCATCTGACGACTTCACATTTGTCACTCTCGACTTACCATTGGCGGGGAATGTCACCAGAGACACTTCCCACAAATCAATTTCAGTCAACACCCGAACGTCGGTGTCACGGTCGTAAGTGGCCTGCTTGGTCATAAAGCCAATGGACAAGCCGTTAATGGCACCCATCTTCAACAAGGAATAGGCCTCCTTGCCCTTGACGGTATCCAAAGCCAACTGGCCTTTAATGCGCAGCCCTTTGGCGTCTTCGACCATTTCAGTCCAAATTCCGATTGGATAATCCGAACTGTGCTGCCAAAGCATTGCGGGCATGGTTCCAGCGTCGCGATGCTCTTTGAGCGATTGAAGAAACGCTCCGGGTGCAATCACATCGTCATAGCTGTCACGAAAGTTGAAAACCGAACCGTATCCTTCCACCGTGCCATCATCACCAGCCACTTTGATTTCAAGCGCGAAGGAACGAACCTCCCGCCCACCACCCGTGTCCTTTTTCTCAGGCGCACTCATCGGGCTTGCTGGCCAAACCGGCTTGTTTGGGTTCTTTGTAGCCTGGCGTTCAGCTGGGTTTTTCGTCTTCGTTTTCATCATTGCTTCCTTGAGTCTGGCTGCTGGACATATTCATTGGCTTTAGGTACTCATCACCACCAGGGCGCGGGTCTCTGCCCTCTTCATCGCGGTATTCATTGGCATTAAGCAAGCCCATTTCAATCATCGTTCGAGCGTACAAAGCGCGGTCTTTAATAGAACCGGCGCGCATGTAACGTGTATCGAACTCGGTAAATAAAGGGCCGGCACCATCTAAAAGCATTTCGTCAAAACGCTGGGCCCAAGCTGCATGCCATGGGGCAAGGCAGTGAATAAGGTGCGCAGAGAAAAAAGCTTCAGAACTGGCAAATGTGGCAGATTTGTCCGAGTGCCCCACCATGATTGGAAACACGCCGTAGGATCGGCAAATTTCCTCAACCTGCAATCTGCGCGTCTCAACGTGCTGAGCATCAACACCGGATATCGCGGTGGACAACCACTTTGCTCCCTTGTCGAGAATTAACGGGGTACCAACTTTTGATGGCCCAGATTTCTTGTCAATCCACTCTGTAAGCCGCTGATGTTGCTCAGCAGTTAAAGTGCCATCTACTGAGTAAACACCGCTGGTACGTAAGCCATTTTTATGCATGGCTGACTGGCTTTTCTCAGTTGCAATGGCCAGGCCGATTGCGTGCCGCGCAAGATGAACAGCGTTCAGGCTGGAGCACCAATCCCACTGAACACCATTTAACAAAAACACATCATCGGGCTCAAATTCACCAATTAGCCCAAACTCATCCCAGCAGCGGTACCGCAATTCATAGCGGCCAACCTTGGTAACATCCCAGCGTCCTGGTTGTACCGGAATCAATTCTCGAACTCGACGATTGTCGCCGCGCACCTTAATTGAAAGGCCGGTACCCGTTAAGGCTGCATGAATGGTCATTTGTCTGCGCCATTCAAAACTGGTTTGCCATTCATTGGGGCGGCGCGAGAGCAAACGATACTCAGGAATATTGGTGGCCTTTTCCCGCGTCATGTCAGACTTTTCTCTGAACACATGAAGCTTTGGAGTAGCGCAACCATCGGCAATGATTTTCACGCAGGCCAACACAGTTGAAACTTGCAATGCGGTTTTGTCATTCACCGCAACACCAGCCACCATGCGCTCGCCTGTGCCATCAATCAAATCAGCAATCTGATCGTAGGTAAGCTCGCGGGCTTTGCTCTCAAAAGCCTTTGAAAGAAGTCCCATTAACGCTCACCTTTCGCAATCAATACACCAGCGACCAAACAAAAGGCACCCATACACATCAGGCCCAGCCGGTCATCGAACAGATAAACCCCGTAACTGAGCAGAGAAGCGCCGCCCAACAAAAACGCATCGGACACATAAGCCTTAAACACCCGAACAACAACGTTCATTTGTCGCGTTCCTTTTTGTTTTTGGAAGCGGACCATTCACGAATAATCTTGTCGCGAATAATCACGAAAATTTGAAATGCCAAATAAATCAGCGTTCCTATGTAGACCCAGTCCTGCATGGTCACGCCCCCTGCGGTTAGGCCAGACACAGTCAATGGCGGGGCAACTTTAAGCGATGCGCTTACAACCTCTTCTTTCATGCTGAATTTTTGTGATGTCATGTCAATAAGCCCGCCTGGAGCGGGGTGAGTTGATCAGCTATCCCAGAACGAAACTTCCGAATCCTGTTGGGCTGTAATGGAAACCCCTGCAGCCATAATTCCCGCGACAATTCCGTCGCAACGGCCAGTTGCCTTTTCCTTTGCAACTTTTCTATTTCCGGCTGGGTCGCTCATCACAACAGCATTGGCCGCGCACCAGGTCATAACCGGATTACCCCTATGTGCCAACTCACCACCAATCAAGCGACGCTCGTATTCATCCACAGCCGGGGCCATGTCTTTAAAACCCTGGCCGAAGGGCTGCAAAGGCAAATCAATGCCTTCCTGCTCGCAAATCATGACAAAGTCTTCAATTCGCCAACGGTCAAAAGCCAAGGCTTTCAAGTCATAGATAGAAGCAATTTCAGCGGCTCTTCGAGCCACCGCAAGTTTGTTGATTGCCTTACCAGGCAGCGCTTCAAGGTGCCCCTCTTGCCTCCAGCGGGTATAAGGCACGCGATCTTTGTCACCCTTTTCATGCAAGCCATCACCTGGCAGCCAAAACCACTCCAATTGCCGCCAGCGCGGGTCATTTTCTGTTGGTTCAAAATGCAGTACCAAGGCGGTTAAATCTTGGGTGCTGGACAAATCCAGCCCGCCGTAGCACTTGCGGCCACGCAGGCTTTCTACATCAAAGTCGCTGTCTTTACAGGCAAACCAAACATCGCCACTTATCCACGGCGATGAAGCCTCTACCCACTGGCAAAAGTTAAGTCTTCGAACAATGCTTTCCTTGCTGGGCATGCCACGCGCCTGCGAAACCTGCTCGCGCAAGTACCTCAGGCCTGGTAAACCAAACCTCAAACTCGGGTTGGCCTTGTACCAGCACTTCTCGTCTTTAAATGGATCGTCGCCTTCATCCAGCGAGCAGATGAATGCAAAAAACGTATCGTCTTGCAGGCTACCGGCGCTAACCTTGGCACCGTACTCGTGATAATCCCAACACACTGTTTGCTTGTTGGTACCGCTGTTTGTGATCGCGAGCTGCAAAGCCTGCCTTCGGCTTTTCTGCCCAGCCTTCAGCATTTCAATGACATAAGCATCCTTGTGCTCATGCAATTCATCCAAAAGCGAAATGTGTGGGCGCGGCCCAGACTGACCATCATCAGACGCTATCGGCTTAAAAAAACTACGTGTCTGCAGCCAGGCCAAATTCCAAACATTCAGACCAGTGCCCGATTTTGTGATTCGAGCAGACAGCTCCGGCGAATGATCAACCATGGCCACGGCATCGCGAAACAAAACCATGGCCTGGTCTTTTTTGGTCGCCGCTGCATAAATTTCAGCGCCCGCCTCACCATCGGCCATTAACCCATACAAGCCTATGCCAGCAGCCAGTGGCGATTTACCTGAACCCTTAGCAGTTTCAACGTAAGCAACGCGAAATCGACGGTAGCCATCGGGGCCCATCCAACCAAACAGCGAGCCAACAATGAAGCACTGCCAGTCAAGCAATTCGTAAGGCTTGCCTTCGTACTCGCCCCCATTTAATCGCAGCACATCAGCAAAAAAGCCAATCGCCCTGCTTGCAGAATCCGTATCAAACTTCAGCCCACGGAGGTGGCCTGTATCAAGGTCTTTCAGGTGGCGACTGCACGCTGCGCGAACATGGGGACCAGCAACAATTTTTCCAGCAACAACTTTTTGGGCAAAGGCGGACGCAGGATCACGTCTGGAAGTACTTGCCTGCTTTGCTTTGCGAGTTGTCATTCGGGAATAAACTGCCTTGCGGGTTCACCGCGATTCGAGTGCGCGCAGCTGGGGACATTCCAAACTGCTGAAAAATCACCATGGCTTGCTTAAATGTCATTGATTGAATCAATGCCCACGGGTTGATGTGTTCTCCAACAACCACTTCTTTGCCTTCATCGTTCAGTTCAACTTTCGACTTGATCAAGTCTTCGCCTGTTTTGGCCACCGCTGCCCGATACTGCGCAATCGCCACGCAGCCCATGGCCAGCGCCTGGACATCAACCTCGGTCAATAGTTTTGCGCGCGAAAGTTGCGGCGCCACTTCTTCCCACACCAACTTGGCACGGGCAGGCAGCCATTGCGGCGCGGTGAGGTCAAACAGATAATCTGGATCGGGTTCTTGCTTGGTGGTGGCGCGCTTGCCGCGATTACCTTCCACAAGTTTCAATGCGGATGGCTTGGGTGGTCTACCTGCCATATCCTTCTCCAATTCCTGAGGGGGTACCCCCTATTCATTTCGCGGTTGTGCAAATAAAGGTTCGGGATCGGTCTACAGCCGAGAGGTCTTAGAGATTGAACCCGCCCCCCCTGCCTACTGCTTGTTCCAATGATGGCCGGGATCAAACGGCAACCCACTTTCATCGCACCCAACCAAAACGCCCGACTTTTCAAGCCGCTGCTTGTGCCTGTCATGGCATGGTTTGCAAACCGCCTGATGATTCTTTGGATCCCAAAACAGCGATTGATTACCCTTGTGAGGAATAATGTGGTCAACAACTGTGGCCTGTACAACGCCACCAATTGCCAGGTGCATTTGGCACAGTGGATGCTCTCGAAGAAAGGTGAGCCGATACTTTTGCCAAGCCCTGCCATAACCTCGCGCTGCGGCTGACTTTCTTTCTTCATGCATAACCGATTCCAAAAAAGAAAACCCCGCAGAGCTAGGCTTTACGGGGTTTTCAACACTTTGCTTCAGCTTGCGAAAACAACTTCAAGGAGGAGGAGACAAAGCTTTCGCGAAGCATAGCTGATTTAATCACAAAGTGTATTAATCGCCGAAACTCTTTTTTTCCCATCGCGGGAAAAACTTTCTTTTCTTGCCCGCATATTGGACCACCAAACTTCAACGCCACGGCACAAGTCATCAACCCGTACAGGCACAGTGGTGGTGCTGCAGCTCAGCTTTTTTGCGCACTGACGAATACTTAAGCCCTCTACATACCAGGCCATGGCTATGCGCTGAAGCTCAATGGGTAGCGACCGCACAGCATCATCGATACGGCTGGCATCTACATCGTCAATCGGAATAATGCAGCCTGCCTCGGCCCGCTCACTTCGGCCCATCAACCCGGCCAGTTGACTGTTGCGAAAGCCCAGCCCGCCTTCCTTGCCCTTGCGCATCCATTCGCCCCAGTTCTTCAGCTTTTCATCAAAGTGGTTCGCCCGCAAAATTTCTCCCCCTTCTGTTTTCTTAAATAATTCGTTTAATCACCTGCTTGGTTTAAAACCATTTGCCTCGATGGAAGTGAGGGAGTAAAGCGGCATAGCTCCCCCAAACCCGCACGGCAAGTTGCAGGTTCAGGCGTGCCGCTTAAAAAATCGTTTGCCCGTCAGTCGGTCGGTCGATTTGCGGGTAATGGCAGCGTGTTGGCTCCATTACTGGTCCAGACTTTTGGAGGCAAAACCCTCCCCGCGCGCGCTCTGGACCTTCGCCCCCACGCTTGCACCTTGCGCTCTTTTTAGTGCGTACACCCGCTGGAAAAATGTGTCGAGCCCGTAAAGCCAGCAGGCGGTTTGGCTGCGGCTTACATACGGCCTCCATGGCTTTGCTGCATTCCCTTGCCTTTCAGCAAGGCTCGTGCATGCGCCAGGGCGGCGCTGCCTGCATCAGTACGCACCTTCTCAGCAGGGCCAACTATGCGCGGTACAGCTGGCGGCAAAGCGGGCAGAACGCCCTCCTCTTGCTGGGTAAGGCAATCGTGATAAATACCTGTGAATTGCGCCTTGGCAGCAACCCAGGTGGATTGAGCCAGTGCGGCCATGCCAAAGCGCTGTGCTGTCCAGTACTCCACAGCACCGGGCCATGGCGTTGCATGGTCATGCAGGTGCCTGGCTGCAAGGCTTGCGCACTGCATGAATGTGGTTTCAATGCTTTGAGTGGGTCGGCACAACTGGATGAATTCGGGGCGGGACACTGGGAATGTGCATTCCTCCTTAATGCGCCTTGCACCCGTTTTAATCTCATCAATGGTTAACTTGTGCAGGTCGCTGCACCACTCGTTTTTCATTTGAGCAACATCAAGGCCGGCCCACTTCGATGAGAATGCAGAGCCCCATATGTTGATCATCCGGTCGAACAACCAGTCGACCACGTAGCGCATTCCCACAGGGCTGCGCTTTAGGTGCTCAATCAGTTCATTGGCTGGGCATATGCGTGTGGCGTCGTGTTGCTGCAAAAACATGATGTGCAGTTGCGACATGCTCACCTTTCCTTCCCTACGCCTGGTGCGCACAGAGCGGCTCAATTCCTTATTCAGCCAGTTGGTCATAAACCGTTCATACCGGCTTTTAACTGCACCAGGATTGGCCTGCAAATAGGCTGTGGCTTTGGCTACTTCCCTATCAATGGCAACACCAGGGTATGCACGCTTCCATGCAGCCAGCTTTTCAGGGGACAGGTTGGTGAACTGTTCACCATCCCACCCCACCAAGCGGCCAGCATCGACGGCGATCTGTGTTTCAATTTCCTTGCGCAGGCTTTCAGCGCGGGAACGCCCGTAGATTTCTTCAAACTCTTCAAGGGCCTCGCGCCGGTCATTGTCGGGCAACGCTTTAATTTGCTGCACCAGCTGCGCTTGCGCTTCGCGATCAACAGCATCGCTCATGCAGCCTCCTTGTCCTTATTGCGCTCCCACCACTGCGGTGTGGCATACAAGGCAACTGGCTTGCGGCAATGAGCAAAACGTTCTTTCTTTAAAACCAAAACCCGCTCGGCATATCTCAAACGATTAATCAGTTTGTCAGCAGCCTTATATTCAATGCCCAAATCACGTGCAGCTGCTGCCAAGGTGGCCGGTTTGGCATCAAGGTAGTCAATCAACTTTTTTGCGTGATCTGAAAGCGGGCGAGCCATGGGTTATCCCCTGCCCTTGCGGATTTTGGCGGTAATAGCTTTTCCTTTGCCGTGAAGGTCAACAACCCGCTGCTTTAGCTGATCGTTCATGTGAGCGACAACAGCGCGCAATTGGTTGGCCTGCTGCACCATTTCACACAAGTGCTCATCGATTTCACGAAGTTCGTTATCGGTTACCCGGCTGTCAGCCACAGCGTCTGATACCGAAGTAAGGTATCCAGAAAACTCTTTAACCGTATCTGCAATGCTGGCCAGTACGTTTTCTTCTTCAGCCTGGTCAACCTTGATAGCCACATGGCCAAGTTCACGGGCCATGCTGTGAAGAATTCGATAATCTTGCGATAAAGCCTGTATGTCAGTGGCCTTTTCAATGCTTAAGTGAAACTTTCCCACATTGTTTGGGTTCACCTGGTGGCTCAATGTCATGCCATTTACGCCCATGCGAATACCCAAGGCCATGGCACCGCCTGGGTAATCGTGAACCGTGTGGTAAGCCGCATCGCGAACCGACAAGCCATGGTTTACATCGTCGATATTCATTTACTCCCCTCCAAAACTTAAAAAAACTTAAACGCGATGCATCAACACCAACTTCTTCAAAGAAGAATCAATCGAAAGCAAAATTTCTCGATCGCTTGGTTTTGATTCCTGTTTAATAAACTGCGCCAACTGATTGGGGTCATTGCGGATAAGCTCAAGTTGTTCAATTTGGCGTGTAAGCGCGGCACATTGCTCAAGCAAGGCTTGTCTGATTTTCAGGAAATTAAATTCCTGCTGAAGCTCAGTGAAAGTTATTTCCTTTCGTTTTCTGCTTTGATTATTTGGAACTTGATCTGACATCAATATCTCCCTTGGTTTGAAGCTGACATTCAAAAGTGCTTGAGCCAAACTGAGCCCATGCAAAACTTAAAAAAGGCGGTAACTCCATGGCACACTGGGAACACCACACCCCTCAATGCACACAAGGAGCTACCTGTGAACGATTCAGAAAAATATTTAGCCTTGTTAGATTTAATGGAAAAGCAGAACATTCGGCTGCTCGCCCAGGTATCGGCTTTACAAGTACTGACGACCTTCATAGCTATGCAGGTTCCTCGGTTAAACGCTGTCATTGCCGGGCTACAAATACACCTCGAATCCATCGAAGAAGACGATTCCAAGGCCGATTACGCTGCCTCTCTTCGCGCATTAATCGACACATTGAACGCTGGAGCTCAAGATGGGAATCACGATACTTAAGCCCTTGTTCTCGTAGCCTAGAATTCATCAAATCAATCCTTGAGCGGAATTCCAAATCAGATTGGGTTGGCTTTTTCAAACATTTAATTGTTGGCTCAAGCGCTGGAACAAACCTTTCTGCGTATCGCTTAGCCATGCTTAGCCTCTTTTTTCTGGAGGGTCTTGATGAGAGCTTCGATTTCTGGATTAACCTGGATTCGATATGAAAGGACTGAATCACCCTGCATTTCCGGCTCAGCCATGACCATCACGTCAGAAATGCAGTTGAATCTTTTTCGAAACTCAATTTTTTCTTCGGGAAACAACTCGAAAAGTCGCGTCAGCTCTTTGAGAGTCGAAATAACCGCCTCTTCATCCAACTGCGGCTTTAGCTTCAGATCTAAATCAGCCATGCCCTACCCCTTGAATGTTGATGAACTCTTTTGCGGAGCTGAGACTTTCTCCCTCGGGCAAATTGGGCACCACGGCGGACAGCCAGTAGGCAAACAAGCCGTTCTCGACCTCGCCGGTGTTGATGAGTTTTGCGTAGCCAATTGGCTGCCCGCTGGATGTGAAATCGGTAACCAATTGAACCCACACGCAGTGCAGGTCGCAACGCAACCAGAACCACAGGCCCATGCTGGCGGTTCCATCAGGCTCGATAACAAATGCGGACTTGGCCGGGCTAAAAATCGAAATCAAGGCTTGACTAGACAAGTGAGGAACTCCTTTCCGGTGGATCCATGGCGACATTTTTCAACTCTGGCCAAATTAAATGCCACTCGTTAGGAAACAACTCCTTTCGAGATGAAATGCCCTTGCTTTCACACATCGCAGCCAGACAGATGAGCCGGTCTTTTGGGATGCCGTTCGATCTCCACTCAGAAACAGAGGGTGGACGAATTCCAAAAAAACTGGCTACTACGGTCGTTCCACCTAGTTCATCAATAATTTTGTCTGGGCTCATTTGATGATTTCAATATTTGAACACCCACAAATATTAGGCATGCCTATCATTTATGTCAAGGGCATACCTAATCCTACATACGTTAGGATTACCTAATGAAATCACTAGCAGAGCGTTTGGAACAAGCCAGGCTTGGCCCTCCAAGGAAAACAAAAAAATCAATAGCTGACGCCGTAGGTATTAGCACGCCATCGGTAAATGACTGGTTTTCTGGCAAAACTAAAACCATTGAAGCCAGCAACTTGATAAAAGCTGCACGATTTTTAAATGTGACGCCTGATTGGCTGGCAACCGGAAGAGGCCCAATGCGGCTGGGCACTGAACATATTGATCCAATCAACCACGTACACCAAGATCTAACACAAAACCTTATTAAGGCTAGCTGTGCCGAGCATTCGGGAAAAATAGAAATACCGGTTCTCGCAGCGATGCCGTCCATGGGGGGCGGTGAGCCATTAAATTACGATGGCGATCAGATAATCGATGTCCTACCAGTGAGTCGATATTGGTTAGAGCGCAACGTAAAGGCCAGGCCAGACAACCTAAGAGTAATCACTGGAGCTGGGGACAGCATGCAGCCAACTTTTTTAGATGGCGATTTGCTTTTAGTTGATGTTTCAAAATCCAAAATAGACATTGACGGGGTCTATGTACTGAGTGCACATGAGCGGCTTTTTATTAAAAGAGTGCGACAACGAATGGATGGCAGCTTTGAAGTCAGCAGCGATAATCCAACAGTTAAAACCGTAGACGTGCTTAATGGGAATCACGAGGTTACCGTGCACGGTCGGGTGGTATGGGCGTGGAACGGTCGAGCACTTTAGAGGACTTCATGTTGAAAAAAACACTTGTTTTTATTGGATTCGCTTTTTGGATAAATGCAGCTTTGGCTCAAAGTGCTTCCGAAGATTTTAAAAAATTACAAAGCATGCTTTCTAGCACGAATGTGCACAGTCGAGATGCAATAACCGCTCAGGCAATGCTTGTCAGAGATAGGTACCCTGGAACTGAAGAGGGCGGGAAAGCTGCCAACATCGCCAATTTGCTTCTGCAAGGAAGTAGCATCGAAAGCATATTAAATCCAGTTGCCAATGTTAGACCTGCACCGTCCAAAAATAGCCTAGAGCTTTACTACCAAGATCCAATTACAGATTCAAAATTCTACAGACACAAAGATGTGCCAAGCCTTTTCTATGCCCTTGAAATCAAACTTGAAACAGTAAACGGAAAACCTAAGTTTTATCTCAGCACAGGATATACCGGCGAAAGCTGGATTTTTTTTAAAGAAATTCACGCTAGATGCGGAGAGAAAACTTTTGTACTTTCTTTACCTTACAAGGACGCATACCGAGACGTCGGCAGAGGTAGTGTTTATGAATCGATTGACGTTCCCCTTAGCGGCAAAGCTAGGGAATTGGCTACCTGCATTTCAAAAAACCCCGATAAGAAAGTGGTAAGACTAAGTGGCAAATACTCTGAAACAACGCATATCAGCGATGACGCAGCGCATGCCTTAGCTGACATGCTCTATTTGCAAAAAAATTGGAAAAAGATCAATCTCGATTAATCTTTTGACAAAACTAAAATATTAGGCTTACCTATTGACTTTAAAGTAAGGCATGCCTAATAATCTGTCTCACATCAACGCATGTGAGACATCGATGCCTTCAAACCAACTTAAAAACTGGCTTTCAGACTGCGCCTTTGCAGAACTGAAGGCAGCCAACACCATTGCAACCAACGGCATTCGTACGCTCACAGTGCAGCAGCGCCAGCGCTTGGCCGAGCAGTGCGTGCACGAAATGCCAGCAGACGGAACCATCGGGTATTCATTTCGCCGCCAGGAAGCGATCAACCGCATGGAAGCCATGCGCCGCATTTACCTACGCGACACCATCCGGCACCTGAAGCACTGCCACAAGCTGATTCAAATGACGCTCAACTTGATGAGCGACGAACAGAAAACGGCTTGGGCTGTAGCCAATGAACGCAGCGGAATTGTTGGGCCAAGGCACACAAGGTCGCATGAACGCTTGGCCGTACTGGCGAAGTTTGAAGAACTGAAGCCCACCCTCTACCCCGAGAAGGTGGCTGCATGAAGATCAAGAGAGTCACCGTGATTTTTTACGTTTTGGTAATGGGCTTTGCCATTGGCTACTGGGCTGGGCAAGAGAATGCCCAGGTAGAGGGGAAAGTGCAGACAGTGAGACTGAGCAAATGAATGATGCTGCCCTATTGTCTGGAAATCCGAACCTTTTCAGGAAGCGTGTAGAGATAAATCAAGAGGTACTTGGTCAGCAGCGCCATTTGCTCGACTTCATGAACCTCGGGCTTTTCAAGGTCATGCAAACCATCGTTGCCAATCAAACGAACATCGTGGGCCCAGTCTTTCAAAGACTCAGTAATTTTGCCTTGCGAAAAAAGCTTATCGATTCTCTTTTCAAGCTTGAAAGCCTCTACGTCAGGAGTGTGCACCTTGAGAGCCAACTCAAGGGCCTTACGGTAACTGGCCGATGCAGACTCGAGTCTTTTATCAGCGCGATTGTCTTCAGCTTCTTTGAAAAGTTCAGCCACTCGATCAGGGATGTGCTCAGGAACATCAACCGGATTCACTTGTGGCAAAACCCCCCTAATTTTCACCAGAGGATCAAGATAAATCGCGCCCGGAATGAAATGCACATTCTCGTAGTTAGCGTGTGTAGTGGAGTAAGAAACAAAAATCTGACCACCACAGTTGGCACATCTAAAGATCGCATCAACGTGAATTTTATCTGTGAACCTTTCATTCTTAGAACAAGCAGTTGCCATGAAAAGGCAGCTACGGGTTTTGCAATGCGGGCAGTCATGTTGAAAGGTGGCGGCCATGTTTGAAGTCTCTCGTGTTGACACAGGGCGTTTGATCGTAGCCCAAGATAAGACCATTCGCCAAGCCCTCAATTTTGGGCATGGGCCAGAATATTTATTACGGTACTACCAAGCACTCACAGATGAACATCGACTTGAATTTGTTGCCGCACTAGCAGCGATGGTAAGTCTTGAGCACCAGCGCAATAAGGTCAAACCGATAGCGGGTGAGTCATGATCAAGCCCAAAAAGCCATTGCCCCACCCAAAGTGCCCACCCTGCAACCAAAACTGTAATCAAAGCGACACCTGCCCTGGCCGCCTTGAGCGCGAACAAAACCTGCGCAGCCTTGACCGCGAACTTAGTTTTGCACTGGCCATTGTGATGCTGGTGTGGGGTGGGTTTGCTGTGTTTGTGAAATCGAATCTTGATGAGGAGAAACCATGCGAACCCCTTCAATCACAGTCAGCGGATACACAAACCCACAGCACACCGATGTGCAAGCCACTTGGCGCAAGTTCGGATGGAAACCGCAAAGCGAATTGAAGGCGGGCGTGAAAGTGATCGACATGCCTGTGAAGCTGCTGTTGATCAACTTTGAGCGCGCGCATGCGAACGACAAATACATTGGCCCGGTGCCAAGCAACGTGAAACCACTACACCGCAAAGGGGAAATCCATGGGATCTGAAAAGAAAAGCGAATCGGCCTGGAGCCAGCGCGACGAAACGAATTTCATCAACGGCTTGGGCTCGCACGCAATTGTCGAGGGCAATGTTGATGTGAACACCATCGAGACGCTGCTGAACCGCTACCGAATGGCGCTGTGCAAACGTGCGGCAAGTGGCGTGGCCGGTTTCAACATTGATGATGCATTGAATTTGGTGGACCGCCGCTTGAATGAGATTCGGGAATTGCGGGATCGAATCGAATGTTCTAGTGCAGAGTTGCGAGCCGCCTGATGAATGCCGCATTGCTTTTCGTTTCAACCTTCGTACTGGTGTTGGCCTTGGGCCTGCAAAGCCAGTTCGTTAACAACGGGCACCCCTTCATGGCCTTTGCAAATTCGCTGGTGATTGGTGCCAGCAACCTGGTGTTGTTCAAGCTTGCGCCCGATGCATCGGGCCTTGAAATTGCGGCCTATTTGCTGGGCGGGCCATTTGGAATTTGGACCAGCATGATTCTTTTCAAGCGCTACGCAGGCTGGGCCCGCAAGCGCAAATTGGGAGCATTCAATGAACAGACAAATGAGGCGTGAAGCCGCACGCGCCAAGCGCATGGAAATGAAGCCACGGCGCAACTGGGCCAAGATCAACCGCCCCATGCTGCACGAAGTTGAACAGGTGTTTGCACCCATCGACAGGTTTCTTCGCCAGTTGATTACAGGCTTTGTGTATTGCACCAAAGCTGGTGCACCCGTGTTCAGCGACATGGAAGGCGACCTGTACGAAGCCACGCCAGCTGTGCGCGGTTTTGTTTCAGCGTTTGAGCGGATTACCGCGCACTACCAACTTGAGATTGACCTGACCCCTGTGTTGAAGCTGTGTAACAAGCTGGACGCTGGCATGCCAGTGAACGAAGCGCATGTGGACCTGTGCCGCAGCCTGATCGACCAGTGCCGCACGGCCTACCGAAACATGGATGTGTACCAGGTGAAGTCGCTGGTGAACACCGAGCTGATTGACCTTGAGTTTAAACGCCTGAAACCAGAGCAAGCCATTCGGGCCGGTGCCCGAGCCGACGAAGCTCACATTTAAAACCCACTGTACGCGAGGCCCAAATTGGAAAAGCAAGAATTGAAAGAAATGACCATCGACACGGTGGGCACATCCCTGATGAAGCTGTTTATTCAACATGCACAAGATCTGAAAAAGCCTTGGGCACAAATGAGCAAGCACCAACAGGATGACACGCTCGATGCAATCCGCGCAGGCGTGCAGGAACATGTGAAACAGGCTGTCGAGCTGATTGCTGCCCGCGACCGCGTGCATGTGATCGGCACCTTAGAGCAAATCACAATCAAGAGCGGTGTTCGCGCAGGCGTAGTGATCGGCAAAAACTGCCCCGGCCTTTCTCGCCTTTTTGAATGCCAGGGCGAAGCTGTGGCTTTGGTGGTTGCCAATGCTGGTGAAGAACTGAAAGGCATCTTCGACATTAAAGGCCAAGACGATCAGCGTGGGCTTGACCTTGGCCATGAATACAAACCGAACTCGGACGGTGAAGGAATGGAAGGGGCAGCCGATTGTGCGGATGGTGCTGAAGGTGCCAGTGGCTTGCCTGACACAGACCTTGAAGACGAAGCCATGCCCGAGGAACTGACCGAGCTTTACGACCAAGCTGTTGCTGCGGTTATCGCTGAAGAACGGCCCTCAGTGAACTTCCTGCAAAAGCAGCTGGGCATTGGTTCAGAAAAGGCCAAAACACTGCTCGATTTCATGCAGATGAATGGCGTGGTGACCGCGCCTGATGAGCGCGGGTTTAGGCAACTGGTGGGTGCGGAGGCGACATGATGCTGGACCGGAAAGACCAAGCTGCATTGGATGACTTTATTAAACGCAGTGGTGCTCTACCCAAATCTGGCTTTGCGGAAACAGCCACTGAAGCATGGGCTGCCTGCTGCGAACACCGCGATCAAGTTCTTATGGAACTGCTTGTAAAAGCTCGTGTGCTGGATGCAATCACCGAGGTACTGAGTGACGAACGCAAGCAGCGTGTGAAGTCGCTGCTTGAAGACGCAAGGCAATTTGCGAAACACCAGGCGATTTGAATGAGCTCAATTGTGAAGCTACTTTTTCAGCTTTTTCTCCACTGCCTTTCTGGAGGGGCCGGCTTCCTTTTGGGCCTTTTTTACAGCGTCAACACTGACTTTGAGCTTTTTAGCAACGTAGTCAATTTCATGTTTTTGCTTGGAAACCAGCTTGGAATCCTGCTTCTTCTTTTTTGGATCATCGGCCATCAAAACACCCTTTCAATTCTGAAAACACGAGATTTAATCATGACGGGACTGTTTTTGGGCGTCAACCAGCGCGTGAGGTTTTATGCGTAGTATTTCACTGCAAAAGCACACTTTGTATCGCAGCAACCCGCAAGTCCCATTCAATTTCGATGAACTAATCATCGACAACTTTGCAGGTGGTGGCGGTGCCAGCATGGGCATTGAAATGGCTACTGGTCGGCAGGTGGATATTGCGATCAACCATGACATCGATGCGGTGCGCATGCACGAGGTGAACCACCCTCACACCAGACACTTCTGTGAATCGGTGTGGGATGTAGACCCGCTTGAAGTTTGTCAGGGGCGACCAGTTGGGCTTGCGTGGTTTTCGCCAGACTGCAAACACCACAGCAAAGCACGTGGTGGTAAGCCTGTTGAAAAGAACATCCGTGGGCTGGCTTGGGTGGTTCGGCGCTGGGTGGCCACGGTAAAACCTCGGATTGTCATGCTGGAGAACGTTGAGGAATTCCAAGACTGGGGGCCACTGTCACCCAGCCCCGAAGGTGACTTCTACCCATGCCCAAAGCGCAAAGGCCGCACCTTCAAAAACTTTGTAAAGATGCTCAAAAGCTACGGCTACCAGGCGGAATGGAAAGAACTGCGTGCATGCGACTACGGCACACCCACCATTCGCAAACGCCTGTTTCTGATTGCCCGATGCGATGGCATGCCAATTGTGTGGCCACAGCCCACCCATGGTGACGCCGCAAGCCCCGAAGTGAAGGCAGGCAAACTGGAACCATGGCGCACAGCGGCTGAGTGCATTGATTGGTCAGTGCCCTGCCCTTCAATCTTTGAACGAAAGAAGCCACTGGCCGATGCCACATGCAGGCGTATTGCGAAAGGAATTATGCGGTACGTGGTGAACAGCACCGAACCGTTCATTGTGAACACTGCCAATTCGAAAACTACCGGTCGGGGAAAAAACGCTTGGACTCTCAATGAACCACTACGCACGGTTACATCATCGCCCGGCTTTGCCGTAGCAGCCCCGACATTAATTCAGGTTGGATATGGCGAGAGAGAAGGCCAGTCGCCCCGCGTACCGGGTTTGGATAAACCATTGGGCACAATAGTGGCCAGTGGAGGCAAGCATGCGCTGGTCGGTGCGTTTATAGCCAAGCACTACACAGGCGTAGTTGGTAGCGATTTGAATGACCCTTTGGGCACGGTTACCGGCGTAGACCATCACAGTCTTATCACCGCATTCATGACCAAGTTCAACACCGGCAGCGTAGGGTTTGAATGCTATAGCCCAATGCACACCATTACGGCAGGTGGCGAGCAGGCCCGACCAGGTACGGCGATCACGCAAGGCGTTGTGGCAGTCAATTTAGTTCACCTTGGCCACGGCGAAGGTAAAAAAGGCGGAAAACGATTTAGTCATGGGGTTCGTGGCGTTGGCAAACCATTGAACACAGTGACTGCAAGCGGCGCGACCGCTGGCCTTGTCACCAGCCATATGGTGAAGCTGCGTGGCGACAACGTGGGCAGCGGGGCCGATGAACCTCTCCACACGATCAGCGCCCAAGGCACCCACCATGCCGAGGTGCGAGCGTTTTTGATCAAATACTACGGCACCGACCAAGACCCCGAGCTTTGCCAACCCTTACACACCATCACAACAAAGGATCGATTTGCCCTTGTAACAGTGCGCGGTGAACTGTACGCCATCGTCGACATCGGCTTGCGCATGCTGACCCCTCGCGAACTGTTTACAGCACAAGGTTTTCCTTTGGATTACGTGATTGAGCACGATGGCAAAGGAAAGATATTCACCAAAACCGCTCAGGTCGCCCGATGCGGCAACAGCGTTTGCCCACCACTGGCCGAGGCGTTAGTGCGGGCCAACTATGTGGAAATGAGAAAGGAGATTGCAGCGTGAACTTTTCATTAAAATCAGCGCTAGTTAAGAGAGCCAATTCGAGAAAAAAATTGATTGACTCTCGCAAGCATCGGATTTGGTCTCAGGTCTTTTTCGATTTTATCCAAAGCTCGGTCGCATTCCACGATCACATCGTGAAACATCTTACGCTGTTGCAGGTAGATCTTAAATACAAATTCATAACCCTGCTCTTCTTCGATAGCTTGCCCAACGGCGCTCTTAAGCATGATGAAACTTCTTTGAAGAGCTGTCCCCATCACGGCCATACCAGGCACTGGCAAGTCTGTCGCTCCTACGGAGCTCAAGAGTCTAATCTGAGATTCGACTACATGCTCAACCTCCTTCAATATTATTTCCGCCGACTCAGTTTGTTGATTTACTCCATAGGCCATTCTGAAAGCTTGACGACGCGACAAAACATCGCCCATAGCGATCACGTGAGTATGAATTTCCCTAATAGAGAGTTTAAAAATTCGCACTATGGCAAGGCCGTTTTCACGCCGATCCGCAGCTTTTTGAATTCTAGGCATGAACACAGCCAAAGCCAGTGCAATTACACTCGCTGCGGCTTGAACTACCGTTGCCCAATCCGATCCATTTTCCATGATTTCCTTTTTTGTTTAATACACGACAACAAATTAAACACCATCAGGAGGACAAGATGTTCCTGACTGAAGAAGAAGTGGAAACACTGACTGGCCGGAAGAACCCGAGCTCACAAGCAAAGCAACTGCGACAAATGGGAATAACCTACAAGGTCAACGGGCGTGGCAAACTGATCGTGGGCAGCGCCCACGTGGAAGCTGTGTTGGGTTGCGACCCCGCCAGCCGCGAGAAACGCAAGACCAGCCCTCGACTTGAATTGGTGAACTGACATGGCACCCAGAAAGCGCAATATTGAAAACCGTGGCCTGCCCAGCCGTTGGCGCATGAAAGGCAAGGCCTACTACTACCAGGTGCCCAAGGGTGCGGAGCATCACTGGGATCACAAAACGGAATTCAAACTCGGCAACAGCCTTGAAGAGGCGCACCGAACATTTGCGCTGAAAGTTGGCCAGTCAAACGGCAGCATCCAGACCGTTGCGCAGCTGCTGGACAAGTACTTGATTCGGGTGATGCCTGGCTTGGCAAAGACTACGCAGCGATCACAGCAACACTACTTAACAAGAATCCGCAAGGTGTTTGGCGACATGCTGATCAGCGATCTTGAGCCAATCAACTGCTACCAGTACCTGGACAAGCGAACTGCCAAGGTATCGGGCAAGCATGAAATTGCGATATTGAAATCAGCCCTGCAGTACGCAATTGGCTGGGGGGACATTCGCATGCATCCATTGAAGGATGTGAAGCTTAAGGTGGGCGTATCCAAGCGCGACCGCTATGTAACCGATGAAGAAATTCTGGCCCTATTGGCCCACGAAGACAGCAGCCACTACGGCACAAAAATGTGCAAGGCGTACATTAAGCTGAAGTTGCTCACAGGCTTGCGCAAGGCCGACATGCTGCGCCTTTCAATGAGCGACATTCGCGATGATGGCTTGTTCAGCCCGACTCACAAAAACGGCAAAGGTATTCTGTTTGAATGGACCCCGCTGCTGCGCGAGGCTGTTGATGAGGCATTGCAGGCCCGGCCAGCATTGAGCAAGTACTTGTTTTGTACCAGGCGCGGGCTGTGCATGGTGAACGAGGTTGGCCGTACTGGTGCCTTTGATAGCTTGTGGAAAGATTTTATTGCGCGGGTGAACGAGGAAGAGACGGTGGTGGAACACTTCACCGAGCATGATTTGAGGGGCAAGGTGGGTAGCGATGCTGAGTCTGATGAGCGTGCTGCCCAGCTTTTGGGGCACTCAACAACAGCGGTTACGAGGAAGCACTACAGGCGCAAAGTCGCGGTGATAAAACCTGCGAAATAATAACCAAAAGACAATCTTTTTCTTATTAAATAAAACTCCCGATAGTGCTTTGATGATTTGCTTTGTCTTTGTTTCTTTGTTTTACAACTCGCGCAAAAGCTCGAATTTGCAAAACCCAGCTTAATAATTTCAAACTAAGAAAAACTAAGATTGAATATATAAAACCACACAGAGCTGGCAGATATGGCAAAAAGTCGTCGCTTACAAGGGCCTTGAATGCCTGGCTATAGGTGATGTAAAAAATGATTCCAAACAATAAGGCAATCAAACCCATCACAATGACTTTTGGCCGAAGGGAGTTCATTAACACCCTTGCTCGTAACTGCTCTCTAGAACTTAGACCCTCAAGATCCTCAATGCCATCCATTTCTTTAATTAAAAAAATGGCACCTGCCCACATAGCCGCAACTATCAAAAGCAAAAAAGAAAGTGTTTCACCGTCAAAGATATCAGGCATATACTTTCCAGAGAGGTGGAATACCCCAGTTACGATCATCACTAGAAAAGCGCCCAGAAAAACCTGAATCATCCAGTAATTGCCCCATTCTTAGCCAACTCAGCTAACCAATCGTGCATCTGATCAAAAAGCAAACTTTCTACAACAAGTTTCCCAGACATCTGCACATTAAGAACAGAACTCAGCTTCAACTCATGACCCCTGACAATACTTCCATCAGTCAAAGTAAGCCTAGCCTCGTCCCCCTCCAAATCCCTAAGCGACAAGGCCAGATTGTCCAGTAGTTTAATTGCATCCAGTTCCTGCGACCTAGTTCTTTTAGGATATCTAATTTCAATCCAAACCTCTAGGTTCCCATCGAGGATACTATTTTCGAGTTGTAAATCTTTAAATGCACTTCCAGCGATATCCTTGATCATGCTGATCATAGGACCTGAAGGAATAAATTTTGTTAATGAATTTGTCTTTTGAGGATCTGGATTGGCTATTTGCGTTTCCTCAAGCAAGGGCTTTCCAATCTGAATACTTTTTACGTGACTTTTGCGAATTTTTTCTTTGGTTGCTTTTTGCGGCTCGTCGATTAAAGCAAAACCGACTGTCTTTGGAATTAACGAACAACAGTCCCTTAGAAACCAAGCCAGGTGATCTTCTAAGGCGGCAGCCCTCAAACCCAAGCCTTGCACAATCGCCACGTGATTATCAACCACCACAAAATAAAGACTCCCCACAGCTAATTGCTTACCTGTGGGCACAGACATTGCCTCCAGTGTTAGCGTTTGCGCTTTAGGATTCTTATCTAAAACCGCAGGAACCGCCTCGTCATCTACGAAGTTCAAGCGAGCGATGAGCGCTTTGTTTTTAGCTCCTTTATAAGAAATCAACCTAAATGATGAAGCACTTGGACCGTCAGCCTGCAT